AAATAAAAAAGGGGAAGCGTTAACTTCCCCCAGTAGGCAACATAAGGGCTCCTTTTAGGGAGCCTTTTTTTTTGGCGACACTTATACCAAAACTTTAAATCTTTTGTATCATTTGTTTAATATCATCTTCTAGTTTTTTACCAGCAGAGTTTGCATGATTAATAATAGCAGCACATAAGTTAGCTTGATATTTAAAATCTTTAAGTGCTTCTCTTATTTTACCTACTGGTTTTCCACCATAATCAATTACAATAGCATTGTCTTTATTTAATCCTATCTTTAGTTCAAACAAAAGACCTGTATGTTTGTTTATATTATTTTTTTCCATTGGTACTCTCCGCTTCTTTTTTAACGAAGTCTGCACCTATTTTAGGATCTAACTGATTTAATCTAGCTAGCATAGCCATAAGATTTGCTACTTCTCCATATGGTCTAGTCATAAGATATTTCATTATTTCCTGTAATTGTTTAGAATCAACTAAGTAAGTTCTTGATCCTATTTGTTCTTGTCCTTTCTCTTTAGTCATTATGTTCTCCAAATTGTTTGTGTATTGTTTTTATATTTTCTTCAGCAGTAGATATAATGTTTATTAGTTTATCTAACTCTTCTGTAAATTGTGGGTGCTCACCAATTGCAACAGGATTATTTAAATACACATTAGCTTTAGCTTTAGCATCAGATATTTCTGCTGTGTACTTATCGTGCAATGCATCTAGAAACTCCTCCCTCATTCCTGCCCCCTAAATTGATAATACTTATCTTCAATAAGATCAGCATCATCTAAATAAGGGTTAAATTTAGCTTGCACAGATTCTTTTGCATCCCTTATTGTTTGATTAAGTGTCCGACCTTGCTTAAGGCAACCTGCCACAAAATCTTCTACTTCTATTATTGCTTGTTTAACTTGACCCATCTTTGACCTCCTTTATTAGTCTATTTAAATACCATTGTGCTTTTTCTAAATCTTGCAATGGCTCTCCTTTAAATTTATATCTTGATACATACTTCAAGACATTACCTTTTAAGTATCCATGATACTCATCATTCTCCATACAATCACGAATAACATCTATAGTTTCTTTCTTACCATGCTTGTAATGTGCAGGTGAATTTACATTATCAAACTGCACTTCATTTTCATATGATATATCATTACTATGATCTATCTTTTTTAGATAAACACGTTTATCTTTTACCATACCTTCTCCTTACTGTATTATACTCAATCATCTCAAGATCATACTCTCCTTTATCTACATTACGTTTAACTACAAGCCCACTCCACCACATTTGCTGTGTAGCTTTAGCATAGTTTTCCTTATGATGCAAGTAACATCCTGCAGATAATCCCATAAGTTTTTTACCAGAAGGCAACGCACACATAGCATAATCAAATGTATGTATATGACCTACAGTAGAAGATACTTTATTTTTTATTAATAAAGAACGAGCAACATTGTCACCACTGATAGGCTTACCCATGACACCAGTAGGATAATTGTGGCAGTAATATACACCATCCACAACAACGGGCTTCTGGTACTCATGTACCTCCCAACCAAACTTTTCAAATTTAAAATCGTCTGTACTAATTGTGCCTTCAAGTTCTGGTATTTCATCTACTGTTCTATCTATCCTATCTTCGTGATTACCAAGCAACATGATTTTTCTTGGTCGTCTTCCATTAAGACCTTTGTTAAATTTTTCCAATGCATCATGAACATGGTTTATATCTTTCTTATATCTTCTACCTTCAAATGATTTTTTACCTTTATCATAACTTGAAAGTGAATCCATACTTGCAAAGTCACCCATGCATATTATGGTATTTGGTTTCAGATCATGTGCAAATTTACCTGCCCATAAAAATCTGTCATTGCTTGCCTTTGGAGTACAATGAGGGTCTCCTATTACTAAATGTGTTGACATTAGTTCAACTCCTTATCACGTTTGTTTTTTAAGTATTCAATAAAATCAATAACATTATCTTCACTATCAAACTCTGCTACAGAATTAATAGATAAATCTTTAGTGTTACTTTTTTTATCATCTGCAAACCCACGTAGTCCATACATAAATGTAGTCTGAGGGTCTGATGTTGCCATTTTAATCATACCTCTTGCAATAGTAGAACATAACTCATACTGTTCTGTTGTCATTGCGGCTTTACTATCCATTACTATTCCACAGGTAAAGCCTTTATCCCAAGGTGTAACTAAAACTTTTATTGCATTTGTTGGATCAAACTTTTTTTTTCTCATGTATACCAATACCTATCGTAGTTATCATTATTATACTCAACTACCTTATGTTCAAATCCTCTCTTCATACTCTTTCTACCAAACTCTTCTGCAGTCTTTTCATTATTAAATAATACATTTGTAAACATTTTATAGTCCTTATCTTTTTTATTTTTATATAATACAAAATATAGCATCATAAGTACAAGGGTGGAAAATAGACCCCTCAAAACTACTCCCCACCCAGTTAAAGTTACAATCTCTATTCAAAAGTTTCCTCTTTCTTAGGATTGTTTACTTCAGTGTACCAAACCCACTTAGGGTTCTTGCCTTGCGATTGTTGTTGTGGTAACAATTGCAATTTACTTCCCCAACAAGGAAGTTTGTATGGGCAAAATGTACAAGCCATGCCCAAAACTCTATTACCCGTTTTCTTAGTACGGAATGTCTCTTCAATATCTTTAAAGCATCTTTCAAATGGTGTCTTGTTTTCTATAGCTGTAATGTTTTCTTCTGCACTAGCTAATGCTTTAACTCTATATTCGTTATCATCTATAGGAGTTTCACATACTGTCCACTCACCTGTAGATTTATTAATTACAATCCATCCACCAAAAGGCATCTTCTCACTTTCACTATAAAGATATCCTTGAGGTACATATCCAAACGCATCGTCTTTTGCAACTTCTTCAAACCCACTTCCAAACTTTCTATCGAATGAATATGGTGATGCACTTTTAATATCCCACACTTTCTCATCAATCTTAACATCAAGCCTGCCTTCAATTTCTGATTCTTTAAATTTAAGTTTAACTTTTTTCTGTTCATCTTTTACTTTTACCCCTGCTGATTTCATTACAAATATAGCCAATGCCTCAACAAGATCACCAAAAGTATTTCTCATCTTAACATTGTATGGTTGACCTTCACCCTTTACATTTTTTGCTTCCATCTGCAATTGACATAATGGTCTACCTATACTTGACATTCTTGGTTTAAAGCCCTCTCGTCTTTGCTCAGAGAACTGTTTGCGTAAGGCACTTTTACATGCCTCACCAAACTCTTCTACTAGTGTATCAGATATATCAATAGATTCTTTATTGCATTTATCTAAATACGTTTGAACTTTTAGAAGTATATCGTTCATTATGATGCCAACACATCTACAGGATCTTCAACTTGATCCACAACTTTCTTCATATCTTTATCAGATGAATCATAGTTGCTCTTCTTTGCAGCTTTATATAGATCTATCACTTCTGTATTTTCTTTAGTGATAACTTCTTGAAATACTCCAAGAGTTTCCATATCTTCTTTTGACATCTCTAAGCCAGCATCAGCATTAACAGAAATCTCTGGTGTGTAATAAACATTACCACCTTTTTTCTGTCTCTTAGTATCTACAGATAATGTAGTAGTAAACATAAGTTTTTTACGTTTAGTAATCTGATCTAACGCAGAGCCAACTGGAGCAAATGCTGTACCTGTAACCCTCCATAGAGCAGGCAAATTAGAAACAGTGTGTTCTTCGCCATTTGCTTTTACTCCTTTAAATGATAACAGACCATACAATAATCTATAACATCTTATTGTTCTTTGTTCTGCTAGTTGTTCTGGTGTTAAAGAATCCCTATCTTTAAAAGGAACCTTACCACACTTTGTACCTCCAAGTATATCTACAGCTTCTTCTTTCCAATTCTTGAAAATAATAGATCTGTTTGTATACTCAGATTTATCTGGATCATAGTGCATGTACTGCATTGCACTTATGAATGGTCTAAATGTAACTGGCTTACCATATACATTCTGACCTACACTAGAATCAAAAGTAAATAAATTACCAACAGGTAATTGATTACCTTCATCATCTTCTGGTGATCTGTTGATGCCAAGTCTAGGAATATTTACTCCTTTACTTGAACCATCATCTTGCCCAATCGCTTCCATAATCTGCTCTTGGGACATTTCATTTATATTTGTTATGTTATTATCCATAATAACCTCCTTAATTATTGATTTGCTTATACCACATTTTTACTAATTTGTCAAGTGTTATTTTAGAATATTTCATTAATAAAAAATCCTACTAACACGTACACAATAGCACATCCAAGTATAGTTTCTAGCATACTTTAGTCTCTCCTTCAGTAATCTCGTATTCTAAATCTTCCAAACGAGCAAACCACATTAAATAACTTTGTAGTTCTTCATGTTCATTTATATATAACATTGTAGGTTTAGCATCACACTGTGCTTTTAAATCTTGTAGCATATCATAAGCTTCTTCTTGCTCATCATCAGCATAGTCTTCCCACAACTCTTTGTCTAGTAGAGGTATACTCATTAGTACTCCTTAGATGTATCTATTGTTATATTACAAGTAGTCTCACCACAAAATCTGTGACCTTGATCTTCTTGTAGACTTTGTAAAAACTTGGATAAGTTTTTAGATTGAATGCCATTATCAAAGTTAAACTCTGATAATGTAGCATTCTTTTTCTCTTTACCACCACGTTCATACTTAGTACCTATTACTTTTATTTTAGTTTTTTCTATATACATATTACTCCTATATTAAAATGGTATACTATCATCATCGTAAACTTCTTTAGTCAATGATGGTATCTCAATTGTTTGCACAAAATAAGATGTTGTGCTTTCATCTTTTGCTTTCGCAACGTCATTAAGTTTATCAGATATATCTAAAGCATCGCTATAGTTATCCATAACTAACTCAATTGTTATTAGTGGTTTAATGTGGCTAAACCTCACCATCTTAAGTATTAGATTTGTTTGTGTCATTATACCTCCTCTATTAAATCTACTTCTATATTTTCCATACCATGTTGCTCTGGCTCATCTTCTCTTGCCTCAAAATATTTATCATCATGAGTTTCAAAAAGAGTTTTAGCATGTTCTTCTGAGTCAGCTTCAACTATTACACTTTCCCAAATATCGGCTGTGTAATTTACTTTATATCGTTTAGTCATTGGTTTGTACCTCCTTCATATCTAACCAGTTATATCCCATTTTGATCTCTGTGTCAAGTGGAACATTAAAGTCTATTCCATAATACTCTTTCAATGCAGGTATTACAGATGCTGTACCCTCGTCAAATATTTTACTCATTACAGCTTCTTCTCCAGGATAAACATCAGCCACAATAGAATCGTGAACTGTGTTAATAAGTAAACTCTTTACCTTTTGCTCATTCATTAGTTTATATATTTTTATACATGCTAATGGTACAATGTCAGCAGTAGCTAAACCTTGTACAGGATAATTTTTTATTTGCGTACCATAACTAGATCCACCCCAAGGCATACGTTCTGCATATGGGAATGCATACTCTCTACCTGTAGGTAACTTAATTCTTTTATAAGTTATAGCTTGAGTTTGTAACTCATCATGCCATTTAGTTATGCCTTTATATTTTTCTGCAAATGTTTTATAGTATTTCTTTTCATCATCTGTACCTGTTGTACCACCATACAAAGGTTTAAATGTATGTGCCTTTGCATCTTGTCTTGATACACCAATTACATCTGCAGTAAATTTATGTACATCTATTTTATTTTTTATATCTGCCATACCTTGCTCATCTTGTGCAAGAAATACTGCAGTTCTAAACTCTAGTTGTGCAAAATCTACTTCTATAATCTGCCCACCTTCAAATCTAGATTGTATAACTTTACGTATTGGGAACGTACCACCTCTAGGTTGGTTTTGAAAGTTAGGATCACGACTAGATAGTCTCCCTGTAGCTGTTACAGCTTGCATAAACTTAGGATGTAGTAATCCATTATCATTTGTAAAGTTTTGTAATCCTTCTACAAAAGTATTTAGATATGTAGAGATAGCATTGTGTCTAAGTATAGCATCAATAAATTCTCTAAACTCTCCTTCAGCTTCTCCTGCAATTTTATTTAATGTAAGTCTATCTGTTTTAAATCCAGAGTCTGATACATCATATACACTTCTAGGTCTTTGATTAAACCCTGCAAGTTTAGCCATTTTAGCATATGTAAATCCTTCACCATTGCATTCATCACACTTACTATATTTTTTATATGGTGTACCATCTACTTTAATTTTTTTTATTACACCTTTACCTGCACAATGTAAACATTGGCTAGCAATTGTTTTGTGTATAGGCTCAGAGTTATTAGCTACTAGTGTTCTAAACTGTGCAAAAGAAAACTTAGGTCTTTTTTTATTCTTCTTTGTAAATTTATCTACACCTGTATTAAATATCTTAGCCCACTCATGCTTGTCTTTAGGTTTCTTAGAATAGATTAACCATGATAATTGTTCTGGACTACCTAGATTAATCTTAGTATCACCCATCTTATCATATACAATCTTATCTATCTTTTGTTTTAGATATGCAAACTCTGCTCTGTATTCTTTTTCTACTTGTTTAAGATCATCTAAATTTACATTAATACCATTACGTTCCATATCAGTAAGCACAATTAAAAACTCATTCATAACTTTTATTGTCTTTAACAAACCTTTATGTTTATCTGTTCTTAAGTCTGCCATTTGTGAATCAAATAATTGTCTAGTAATAGCTACATCTATCTTACCATACTGTTCTACAATTTCTGCAGGTATATTCTCAAATGATACACCTCTATCCATATATTCTTTTACTGCATCATCTTTAGCATCTAGCTTTCTTCTTTGACAACACATAAGAAGTGTTAAACTTTTTCTTACACCACGATTAAGTACATACTCTGCTATCATTGTATCATATACATTGCCATCGTATTTGAATCCTGCTTCAAGTAACCAACTTAAATCAAACTTAATGTTATGACCTACAAGTATTTTAGTTTCATCTAGTATCTTTTGTATCTTATGAAAACATCCTTCATCTATTCTTTCACTATGATTAGTAAAATAATATTCATCATTAATACCTACACTAACTAATATATTGTTAGGATTAAATGGTGATGGGTCAAACCCACCTGCCTCTGTTTTTTGATAAGATGTTTCTACATCTATTGTTGTTATCATATTTGCCTTTCCGTTAATCTGTAAATCTACTTATGTATTTATCTAACAAGCAAGATGGATCTCCATGCCAACCTGTTATTTTATTTTTACTTATGTTTAATACTCTACTGTTATTAGTAGGGTCATTAGATGCTCTATTACCAATACCAATAATTAAATCTGCTTCAGCTGCCTTACCTGTTTTAGAGTTCTCCATCATATCAAATGATATATGATCTCTGTTGTGTGCATCTGCTGATGCTTGTGATATAGCAATGACTACACATTCTCTTCTCTTTGCTATCTCTCTTGCACTTGTATAGATTGCTCGTAGCTTTTCATCTGTACGTGCATATGTACCTTTCATATTTACTTTGTCTAGCTGATCTATTACAATAATATCTGGTTTATGTTTTTCGCAATGACTATCAATATCATCCATAGACCAATCAACTGTATCAATCATTTTAATATTATCTTTTATCTTAATCCATTCGTCATGTGCTGAATCTATATCATCTACAATCTGCTCTTTATTAAGACCTGTAAAAGAACTGATGGCTCTCATCTGTGTACGAACTGCAGGTTCCTCATTTATAAATGCATGTACCTTTGCACCTTGTTCAGCAAATCCATATGGTGCTGATACAAGACTTACCCAGAACGCAGTCTTACCTGTCTCTGGTCTAGCAAATGCAATCATTAAATTTCCTGGACCAATTCCACCTATATTATTTTTTAGTACGGATAAATTAAAACTCCATTTACTTACAACATTTAACTCATCAAGTAGTTCAGTAATATTATTTGTTACTGCTTCTAATTTTTCTGCAGGTAATCCTGTCTTATGTTTTTCAATTAGATTAGTAATCATATTAAAATCTGCAGGCTTACCATTAAATATTTCTGTAGCTTCAATTGCTATCTTCTGTGCAACATCTCTTTCAATTAATATTTTAATTATGTCATCTGCTATTTCTTTTGATGGCTCTTGTGTTTCTTTTATATCTTCAAGCAATTCACTAAATTGTTCTTTCGCTGCTCGTGTTAGTGCAGGATTAAATACAGTAGTATGCAGAGAATATAACTCATCAATACTTATATCAGCATCATACTTATCGTGTGCTTTTTGTATTGTATCATACAAAGAACCAAAGCTACCTTGAAATACATTGCGAGATACTTGACCTTTATATTCTGTATAAAAATCTTTATCTAACATTAGTTTTATTATTTGTTTTTCTATCATCTTCTTTTAATTGCTTTCTGCAATTGTAGTTGCTCTTCTAAAATTGCTGTTATCATATCTAATTTACTTTGATCTCTTGTATTCCATTCACTCTTATTCATATCTTGAATGTCATACTTCCAACTATTCCAATCCTCTAATATTTCTTGCATCATTTCTTCAGTCATTAAACATCTCCTCTATCTCCTCTGTTCCATAATATTTTAAATCATCTTCTAAAGTTTTAACATGAACATTCTTAATACCATAAGATTTAAGTTCATTAGCAATAGCAAATGATTTAGTTGTTGCATCTCGATCTAACCCTATATACAATTTTTTGTATTGTGTCAAGTGTTTCTTATGAGATTCTTTTAATGATGTACCCATCAAAGCTATGCCAGTTAGTACATTAGATACTGCACAAGCAGAGGCACAGTCTTCTACAAGTATAGCCTCTTTATGTTCTGTCAAGCCACAAGTAAATGGTACATTTTTATTACCATACATATACCATTTAGGATAGACTTTAGAATTTAATCCTCTACCTACTGCACCTACAATCTCATCTGTCTCTGGGTCTTTAACACAAAAGACTACTCTGTTCTGTGCTATGTCAAACTTTATTGTTGCTCTACCCCAACTCCATGCTTCCCAACAATTATTTTTATGTAGGTACTTCATTGCTTTTTCATCTGAGTATACAGATGTAAAACTATCTGGTATTTCAAATGTTGAATTTTGTATTTCTTCTTTCTGTTTAAATGTATCTGTTACATAACTCATATTCTTTTCTCCTTGATATTTACCTTTGGCATTACATGATGCATGAAAACAATACCAACTAAGATTGTTGGCTGATGTGTCTACTGATAAAGTATTTTTACCAGAACAAAAAGGGCAGTCCATTCTAACAGATGTATCTGGTGGAATGAATAGCCCTTCTATTACTGCTAGCTGTTGTTTATAATTCAGTTGGCATTTCCTCGTATGTTATTGTGTACTTATCTCTTGCAAAGAAATCACTAGCTTCTATTTTCATTAGTCCTTCATTTAGATATTCAGCAACAGCATTCTCAATCATCTCTATCGTTGGTTCGTATGGGAATGGTATCAGTGCCTTTGCGTCTATTCCTAGTCCGAAGATTCTTACTTTGTATTTTTTCATCATGATTCTCCTTATCATAGTTGTCTCTGTTTGTCAAGTTCTTTCGTAATTTTTTATAATAATCTGGGTGTTTAAACTCAAACATCGTTTAGTACATCCTCATCCCATAAGTCAACACTATAAGACTTGCCATTTAAATCAAAAGAAAACTGTGTACCTTTACCTTCAAGATAATCCTCATGACCATTTGCTTTGCCACCTAATTCTTTTTCTATTTTGTCTATCAATTGTTTTCCTATTTCATATGGTATCATTGTTTTCCTCCCATGTTCCACCAGTGTATTCCTCGTACCATTGATCAAATGATTCGTCTCCACCAAGTGGTCTTTTATATTTTTTACATTCATCTTCATACCATTGTCTTAACTGTTTATAATTTTGTAAGACATTTGCTTTTGCTTCTTCTTTACTATTCCAACAATAGCTATCCATCATATCTTTTTTTATACTATGATCATAACAATTACTCATATTAATGCTCCTCGTAGCTTACTTGTTTAACTTTACGACTCCAACAGGCACGACAACTACCACACTTATTATCTTGAGTTTGTGATGGACACTCATGACCTATCGCTTTCTTATCTTTATGAACACCAGATGTCCACTTCCAAAACTTAGGTTGTGGGCTATCAACTTTAGTAGTTGATACTCGTAAGCATAAATTTTTTGGTACATCTTCCTCTTTGATCTTATCAATAATCTGGTACTCTCTTGTAGCCAGCCAATACTTTATGTGTGGTGTAAGTTCACACACTTCAAATATTTTCATAAGATGTGAGTAAGATTGTACATCACCAGAATCAAACCATCTGTGATATCTGTCTTCCTCTTTTTTATTTTTATATTTCTGTGTAATAAGTTCTGCCATGTAGTCTACCCACTCTGGCAATTCAATAGCTTGGTATCTCTTTTCATACATAGCCCTTACAACAGGAAACACATAACAACCTTTACCTGCATAACATTTGTTACAGATAGTACCTTTTATCTCTGCTAACTTACTACCTGTCACACAATATTCAATAGGTATACCCCAAGCATACGAGGGCATCTTAGCAGGATTAGATAGTGTACCTATCTTTTTTTCTATTTCTTTTATTTTCATAATATAACTCCTACGATAAAGCCAATGATAAACCAAACAATCTCTGTTCGGTAATGCAATGACCATGTATTTATTTTACTGATTATTTTTTTCATAGTTTTTTCTCCAATCTTC